ATCTACGGCCGCGCCCGCGTATCCGGCCCGCTGATCTATGCCGCCAGCTACGGCGCGCAGAGGGAATGGATACAACTGGTGATCCCGCTGGCGGATCACACCTGCCAAAGCATTGACGCGATTTGGCTTGGTGAAACGCGCATCCCGGCTGCGGATATTGATGGGAATGGCCTGGTGATTGGCGGGCGCTTTGCCAATAACGTGTATATCAAGCGCTACCTTGGCACGCAGACCAGCGCCGATCCTGACCTGGTGGCGAATAGCCCGGATGGTTGGACCGCCGCCGATAAGCTAACGGGCATAACCTACATCTACCTGCAAATGCGCTTCAATGCCGATCTGTTCCCTTATGGTATTCCGAACATCAGCGCTGAGGTTACCGGCAAAAGCGCCATCCTAGACCCGCGCACCAACACCACGGCTTATGCGAATAATTGGGCGCTTTGCATTCTGGACTATCTGAAGGCCGAATATGGGCTGGCCGCGACGGATGATGAAATAGACCTGCCCAGCTTCATCGCCGCCGCCAACCTTGCCGATGAAGCGGTGCCCCTGAACCAGGCCGGCACGGAAACACAAAGCCGCTATACGCTGGATGGCAGCTTCACGCTGGATGAAGCGCCCATTGACGTGATCGAGAAAATGCTGGCGCCCGGCGGCGGCGCTTTGGTTTATGTTGCGGGGAAATACCGCATCTATGGCGGGGCCTATAACGCGCCGGCCATCACGCTCACACCTTCTGACATGGCGGGTGATTTCGAAGTCACCACAAAGCCCCCGCGGCGGGACCTGTTCAATTCCGTGCGCGGGAATTTCATTGACCCTGCCCGCTTTTGGCAATCTTCCGAATTTCCGCCCCAGCAAGCGGCGGCGCTGATCACGGAAGATGGCGAAGAAATCTGGCGGGAAATTGATCTGCCCTTCGTGCTGGACGCCACGCGCGCCCAGCGTATCGCGAAGCAGCTTCTGCTTCGGGCGCGTCAGTCCATCATGTTCAAGGGCAGCTTTCGCTACGCCAGCCTTGACCTGTCTGTCTGGCAGGTGGTGGCCCTGACCATCCCTGATCTGGGCTGGGTGGGCAAGCCCTTTCGCATTATGTCCTGGTCATTTAGCCCGGAAAGCGGTTTGATCAGCCTGATCATGCAGGAAGAACAGGCGGCGTCTTATGCTTGGACATGGGATGCAGCCGCGAATACGCCTGAAATTGCCGATACCACGCTGATCAGCCCTTTGAATGTGGCGGCGCCAAGGGGCCTGACGGCCACTGAAAGCCTTTACGCCACGCGGGATGGTGCTGGCGTGCGCACGGCTGTCGCGCTGAATTTTCTGGAACCCGAAAACCCCTTCATTCGGGAATATCAGGTGCAATACGCGCTGGAAGGCGCCGCATCCTTTCAATCCGCGCCGCCAGTGCTGGCTTCCCCAGCGCAGGTGTTGGATTTGGCCAATGGCACCTATGATTTTCGGGTGCGCGCGGTCACGGCGGCGGCGGAAGGCCAATGGGCCAATCTGCGTTTTTCTGTGGGTGGCTTGGCTGCGCAGCCCCCTGGTGCTGTCACGGGCTTAAACCTGCAATCCATCGGCGGCTTTGCTTGGCTTGGTTGGGACCGGCATCCTGAAATTGATGTGCGGATTGGCGGTCGGTTTGAAATTCGCCATTCGCCAAGCGTGGGCGGCCCGCCTTGGTCGCAGGCAACCAGCCTTGGCCCGGCCTTGAACGGGGAAGCCACTTTTGCCCCCTTGCCGCTGCGCGCGGGCACATACTTGATCCGTGCAGTGGATGCGGGCGGCGCTTATGGTGCGGTGGCTTCCATCGAATCAAATCAGGCGACGGCGGTGCCCTTCGCTAATGTGACCAGCGTTCAGGAAGATGCAGGCTTTACCGGCACAAAGACCGATGTTCTGGCAGCGGCGGGTGTTCTGAAGCTGGACACCTTGGGTAATTGGGATGCGGCTGCCAGTGTTGACGCCATTGCCGATGTGGATGGTCTGGGCTTTATCAAGCCGAGCGGGGCTTATGTTTTCGCCGGCGGTATAGATTTGGGGGCGGTGCAATCCATCCGGCTTACGTCGCGCCTGCTGGCAAACGTAACCGCCTTTGCTACCAACTGGGATCAGCGTGTCTCCTTGATTGATGAATGGGGCGCGATTGATGATGTTTTCGGCGGTGAAGCCGATGCCTGGGTGGAAGTGCGCCGCACCAATGACAATCCGGTAGGCGCGCCGTCCTGGTCTGGCTGGCAGCGGCTGGATAGCGCTGAATTTAATGCCCGCGCGTTTCAGTTCCGCGCGCAGCTTCGTTCCTATCAACCCGAATACAACATCGAAGTCACGCAGCTTCGCGTGGCGGCGGATGAGGTGATCTGATGCCCCAACATGATATGATCATTGACAATGGTTCCGGCGCGGCGGTGCGGGGCGACATAAATGCTGCCCTGGCCGCGCTGGCCAGCACCAACAAGGGGCCTAATGCGCCACCTTCGCCTAGCGCGGGTATGATGTGGCTGGATGATGACACGCCCAGCACATCGGTCTGGACCTGGAAGGTTTATGACGGGGCGGATTGGCTGACGGTTGGCACTATCAACATTTCAACGAATTCCTTCACCCCGGCGGTTGGCGGGCCGCTGCTGGCGGCGGCCGGGTCTGCGGCTGCGCCGGCTTATTCTTTTGCGGGTGAGCCAGACACAGGGATTTTCAATGATGCTTCCAATTCTGTTGCTATCGCCACAAACGGGCGCAAGGCTGCGCAATTCAACGATTCAGAAGCGTATTTTTTTGGAAATCCGTCCCTAAGCGCGACAATTCTGTATCTGCTTAATCTTGCATCAAGTGCAACAGTACAGCGAAGCTTAGATATCAATGGGGCAAACGAAAACAGCGTGCCATTAACCCTAATTCGTTCTTTGATCAATACGGATGGAAGTGGCGACATTCAATTCTGGGCAACTCCGCCTGGTTCCCGCGCATCTGATCGGCGAGCCAATCGCCTGAACATTCCCGGTTCTGGGCCGGTTGTCATTCCTTCAGGTGGCTTAGATGTTAGCAACGACCTTCGCTTCAATTCCGGCTATGGTTCCGCCGGGCTGGCCTTTGGGTGCCGCGCCTGGGTGAACTTTGACGGATCAGGCACGCCGGCCATTCGTGGCAGCGGCAACGTGTCTTCCATCACTGACAACGGTGTGGCGGATTACACCGTCAACCTTGCTTCGGCCATGCCGGATGCAAATGGTTCGGTCACTGTGGGGTCTTATTCCCTGGTTCAAAGCAACGGCCAAGCCTATGCCCACATGCTTGTGACTTCTGTTTCAGCATCAAGCTTCCGGCTGGTGGGTGGCGGATCATCGGGTGATCCAACTATCGTCTGCGCTGCGCTGCATCGCTAAGGAACCATCACCATGCAAGCAATCATCTACCCAAACACACAAGGCGGTATCGCCGTAATCCTGCCCGCGCCGGGGTGCGGTATTCCGCTGCAGGAAATTGCGCGGAAGGACGTGCCTTTGGGTGTGGTCTTCCGTATCATTGACGCATCCGCCATTCCGACTGATCGCACCTACCGCGATGCCTGGACCGCTGATTTTAGCAACCCAGATGGCGCCGGCCTTGGGCCGCATCGCTGGTGGATTGCGCAGTGGACAGCGGAAATCGCGCAGCTTGAAGCGCGTATCGCCCCAGCAGATCAGGATACTGCGCAGAAGTTTCATGCGGATCGCGCCGCAAGGATTGCGGCGCTGGAAGCCAATATCGCCCAAATGAAGGCCGAGGTTCTGGAAATTGAAGGGGTGCAGCTATGATCACAGTTGATCCAGCGAAGGCGGCAGAAATTGACCGCCGCGCGGTGCCGCGTGAAATCACCAATTTTCAGGCGCGCGCCCTGCTGATGAATATGCCGGGCCGTGCGCCAGGCCGTAGCTTGTTTCAGGATGTGGATGATACGCTGCGCGCACTTGGTGGGGTGGAATTGCAAGCGTGGGAATACACGACAATTTTCCCGCGTGACAGCCAGCTTATCGCGGCGATTGGCGCGCAACTCAATCTGACCGGCGCGCAGCTTGACCAGATGTTCATCGCGGCGGCTGCGGTCAACGTCTGATGAAAAGGCTTCGCGCGATCCTGGCTGAGCTGACCACCCCAGGCGCCCAGCGTGACAGTTGGTTTGCTTGGGCGGCTGGACAGATGGCGCATGCCATGATCGGCGCGGTGCTGGCGGGCGGCCTGCTATTCGTGCTTTCGCCCGGCTGGGCCTTCGCGCTGGCGGCGCTGGGCTATGCGCTGGGCAAGGAAGTGCCTGACTTCTTCCGCGCCCCTGGCTGGGCCACGGCGCGGGATTGTGTGCAAGATACGCTTTTTGTCGCCGCCGGCGCGGCGCTGGCCGTGGCCATTTCGGGCGCGCATGAGCAACTGTTTTTGGTTGCACTGATCGCGGCGGGCATTGGCCTTTGGCTTGGTGTTTCCGCGCGGCTGAAGCCGCCGATCTAATCCCGTATCCCGAAGGAATTCCGGCATGTCTGATGATTCGATTGGCTTCATCGCCAAGGTCGCGGCGGCGGCGGCTGGCATGGGCGCGGTTGTGCGCGTGGCCTTTGCTGCGCAAGGCGGCGCGCGTGGCTGGCGGCTGGTGATTGAAGCCATTGTTGGCGCGGCCCTTGGCGTTATCGCCGCCGCGGCTGCGGTGTGGCTGGACCCTGCACTGAAGGCGGATTCCTGGGCGATCTTCATCACCTGCGGCGCGGCTGGCCTGGCTGGTGCCATGGGCACGCGCGGGCTGGATTTATTGACTGCTTATCTTGAACGGCACCCGAAAGGTAAATGAGCCATGGCAAACGCACTATACCCGAAATTCAAGGAACAGGCGCTGCAGGGCGGCGTGAACCTTTCCAGCGGCAACATCAAGGCGGTGCTGGTGGATTTGGCTGACTATACCTATTCCGCCGCGCATGAATTCCTGTCTGACGTGGCGGCAGGCGGCCGCGTGGCGACCAGCGGCAACCTGGCCAGCAAAACCTTCACCGGCGGCGTATTTGACAGCGCCGATCCTTCCTTCACGGCGGTGACCGGCGATGTTTCGGAAGCGCTGATCCTGTTTATTGACACGGGCACGCCCGGCACTTCGCGGTTGATCGCGTTCTATGATGCAAGCGTTACCGGCCTGCCGGTCACGCCGAATGGCGGGGATATCAATATCACGGTCAATGCGTCTGGCTGGTTTGCGCTGTAGCCATGACCGGCCTTTTGGCGGGCGTAGGGCCTGGCGATGCGGTGAGGGGGGCTGACTGATGACTGGTCGGGTACGAATTTCCACAAAGGACGCGCAGGAAATCCTGCTGAGTTCCGGCGAATGGGCGGCGATTGTGATGGCCGCAGATAATGTTGATCTGCCGCCTGAATTACGCGGCCTGTGCATCACAGTGCGCGATACCGTGCGGCAGAGCTTGGTGATCCGCATGGATGATCCCGGTATTGCCGCGCGCACGGAAGCCGCGCTGGCCGCTTTGGTGGCGGCGACCCTCCTTTCCGAATCAACGCGCGACGCGTTGCTGGCCTTGGCCGATGCGCCGGCAGGTGGCGCTGCGCCGACCGTGCGGCTTGAAAAGGGCTATCCCGTGCCGCGTTCCGGCTTTGTGGTGCTGAACGGCGGTGATTACGCGCTGGATGCGTTGGTGGAATGCGCGCGATCTGATGCGCCAAATATCGGCTACTGCGCCTTCCTGTGTGCGCTTATCTTGGAGATCGAACAATGAAGGCCGCATTTGAGCAAATCTTCAACGGCAGTCTATCGCAAGCGGCCATCGGCGCGGCTTATGATGCCAGCCTTATCAATCGCGGCAGACACACAGGGCAGTTTAATCTGGGCGCTGGTGACGTTGATAAATTTGTCGGCCCCGCCCCGGTTGGCGTGGGCAACCTAGCTGAATCATCGCTGGCGATACCGTCGGCTTTCGTGCAGCCAATAAAAATCACCAATGACCTGTTTTGGATTTTTGGAGCGGATAACGCGACGGCGGCGGCGACCCGGCGCGTTCAGCTTTGGACTTTTGTGCCTTCCACCAATACCTATACCTTCGTGGGGGCGATCACCTGCACCTTCCCAACAGCAACCGCGCATCAGGTGCGCGGCTTTAGGGCAATCCTTGAAAACTATACGCCGGGAACTGTGGCGGTTTCCGGCACTGCCGTCACTGGCACAGGCACGGTATGGAATACCGGCCTTTCGGTTGGTTCGCGCATCGGCTTCGGCTCGACTGATCCGAACGCGATTACGACATGGTATCAGATCAGCGCCATCGGCTCAGATACGTCCATCACCTTGGCGACCAGCGCAGGCACGATTTCTGCCGGTACGCCTTACGTCATTCAAGACCTGATGCTGGTTCAGGCGACGACTAACGCGACCGCGACCAATGGCGGGCTGTTCATCACGAAGGGCTTGCAATACGCGGATTTTCAGAACCCCGCCTCTGCCATCCCTGCCGCCACAACGGTTGATAAGATCAAGGCTACCTATTGGCTGCGCGATGCGGCGGTGATCACAAACGATGTGATCGGCGGGTGCGCGCTAAGTGACCGCGATTCTTGGACCCAGCAATACGCCTATTGCACGGAAGGCGCTTCGACCTCGGCTCAGATTTATCGCTACAATATCCGCGCGCCTTTGACGCCGGTTTCTGGTGCCTTCACCCTGACCGGCACTGATATTGTCATCACCGGCGCCCAGACCGTGACGGGTAACCTATCCCAGGCAAATAATGGCCGCGTTGCAACCTTAAATCACGGCCCTGCGTCCGGCGTTCCGTCGCTCTACCTGTTCACCACGTCACGCATCCTTCGGGTGCCGCTCGCCAGCGTGACAGCGGGCAGCACCACCTTCGTCGCGGATACTATGTCGGAAGTCACCCCTGGCGGGTCAAACACCAATAACCCAACTGCTACCTTCGTCGCGCTGGATGTTGCTTCGTCGCTCGATAAACTTGTCATCGCTGGCGCGGCGTCAAATGGCACTATCTACATCACCGATTACTACACAGGCGGACAACAAATTGACCGCAGGGCTGGGTGCCTCACTGCTCAGGTTCCCTCTGCGCTTCGAGACACGGATAGCCCCGTCTTCATTCACAACATTGGTGCAAACGCACCTTTCATCTGGGTTGAAGATGGATGGATGTTCTGGGTCTATGTTCAAGGCACCGGCACCACTTTAGTTGCGGTCAGCGCATATCCGCTTGCAGCAGATTCTGAATATCTGGCCGATGTGCCGAACCGGATTATCTGCCCAAAGATCACGCTTGGCGCCACGCCCGCGAAATTCTACCGGGTGCTGGTCAACGCCATGGAAAACTTGGGCGATCATACCATGGGCGTCGGCCCCGATGCTTATCGCGTTCAGGTTCGCACCAGCGGCATTAACGACAATTCCGGCGCTTGGGTGGACGTGCCGCAAAGCGGCGACCTTTCCGGTATCAGCACGGCGGGGACCATCCAATTCGCCTTCACCTTCCGCACGGCGGGCGTGATTATGCTGCCAGCACGTATTCTTTCGCTGGCCGTTCTTTATGAGACCGATGATGCGCTGCCTTCGCAGTATCAGTGGAACGCGGCTGATCTTGACGAAAGCAACGGGACATTCGCATGGGTGCAGGTGGCGCTATTCGGCGCCACGCCTGGGGTGCATACGATTGAGATTTACCGATCCGATACAAGTGCGCTTGTGCTGACGCAGGCCAGCAGCGGCACCACAAATGGCAATTTCCAATACTGGAACGGGTCGGCTTGGGATAACGGTATCGGCGCTGATACGGTTGGCCGCCGCCGCCGCTTTGTGCCGACTGGTAGCTTGCCATCCGGCGTTGATCTCTACGCTCGCATCACGATTGCCTAACCATGGCCCTCCGGCTTGGCGGCGGTGATCTAATCATCAGGCGGGCGCTTGGAACGCCCGCCCCCGTCCAAGGTTTCCGCCTGTTTGGTTCGCCGCTTTACGGCGCGCGGCTGGCCTCGCCCGTCGCTGGCACGGTTCTTCTGCGCGCTGGTGATGGTGCGCTTTCGCTGCGGTTGGTGACAGCGGGCCCACAATCGCTTGCGCTTCCCTTCCTTGCATCTGGCGTTGCGCTCTACGCGCCCGTTGTCAGTTTGTCGGGTGGTGGTGCGCAGTCACTAAGCCTGCCCTTCCTGGCGTCCAGCGGCGTGCTTTACGCGCCATTGGTTGCGCCTGGTGCGGTTGCGCTTGGTCTGCCCTTCCTGGCTTCTGGTGCTGTGCTGTTCGCGCCAGTGGTCGCGCCTGGTGCGGTTGCGCTTGGTTTGCCCTTCCTGCCCGCGGGCAATGGGCTGTTCGCGCCATCGCTGGCGCTGGGTGCGGTTGGGTTGGGCCTGCCCTTCCTGGCCACTGGCGCTGCGCTTTACGCGCCTGTGGTCGCGCCGGGCGCGGTTGCCCTTGGCCTGCCATTCCTGGCCGATGCGAATCTTCTGTTCAGCCCGTTTGTCACGCTTCCAACTATTCCCCCGGCTAAGCGCGTTGCTTTGGTGGTAGCGCTGGCCCGTGCCGCGCGCGTTGAAGGCTTGCCGCGCATTGGGGCGCTTGGTGCTTCCGCGCGCATCATCCTGATCAAATAAGGAAAACCACATGCCGATCGCCACCTTGCGCTGGCCGGATAAGGACCCGGCCGATGTGCTGGATTATGCCCTGGACTGGTCTGACCAGCTTGCCCTGACCAGCCCTGCAGATACCATCAGCAGCGCAGCCTGGACCGTGCCGGCGGGGGTGACCGCGGGCGCGCAGTTTGTGGTGGGCGGCGTGGCGACTACTTGGCTTTCCGGCGGGGTCGCGGGCACGGATTACACCATCACGTGCCGGATTGTGACGGCGGGCGGCCGCACGCTTGAACGCAGCGTGAAGCTGCATGTGAAGGAGCTGTAGGATGCCCCCGGCCCCACTCAGCCGTGCCGAATTGCTCAGGACCGTGAAGGCTTATGACAAGGCCGGGCACAACAAGATGCGCGCGGCGCAGGCGCTGGGCATTGGGCACAACGCCATGCACAATCGGCTGCGCCGCGCTGAGGAAGCTGGGCTGAAGGTCGCGCCCGGGCAAGGCCATAGGGATGGCGGCGCGCCGCGCTTGCCGGCAATGAGCGCGGAAGAACGGGTGGTCTTCAAGACTCTGCAGGCAAAGAATAAGGAACTGGCACGCCAGCTTGCGGAAGCAGATGCCAAGGCAGCCCAGGCGGATAGGTTCCGCGCGCTTTCCGCTGAATTGCATGAAAGCCCCCAAGCCCCGCCGAAATGGACCGTGCGCGTGCCCGCCGGCAAGGATGCGGCGAGCGTGCCGGTGCTGATGCTTTCCGATTGGCATATTGGGGAAACGGTGGATTCAGCGCAGGTCCATGGCGCGAATGAATTCAACGCAGCCATCGCGGATCGGCGCGTCAAATCTGTGATTGATCGCGTTTTGCACCTAGCCTTCCATCACGTCAAAACGCCTGACTATCCCGGCATTGTGGTGATCCTGGGCGGGGATTTTGTCTCTGGCTGGTTGCACGAAGAATTGTTTCGCACGGATTGGTGTGCTCCGCCGACTGCGGCGAATTGGTGTGTCAGCCGCTTGCATGCCGCGCTGCTGCGCCTGGCTGAAGCCTTTGGTAAGGTGCATGCCGTGTGTGTGCCGGGCAATCACGGGCGCCTGACGAAGAAGCCCATGGCGAAGGGTGGCGCCACAAGCTGCTTTGACCACGCGATTTATGAGGCGCTATCGGATCGGCTGCGCGATGATGCGCGCGTCACCTGGCAGATACCCGCTTCCGGTGATGCGCTGTTCCAGGTGGCCGGCACGCGGTTTCTGGCGATGCACGGGCACGAATTGGGCGTGAAGGGCGGAGACGGGCTTATCGGCGCGCTGGGGCCCATCATGCGCGGCGCAATCAAGACTGGCCGGGCGGAGCGTTCCCTTGGGCGCGACTTTGATGTGCTGCTGTTGGGCCATTTTCATCAAAGCATTTGGCAGCCGCATAGCGGGCTTGTGGTCAATGGAACCTTGAAGGGGTTTGACGAATATAGCCGGATGCAGCGCTACAGCTTCGCACCGCCGACCCAAAGCTTGTTTTTCGTGCATCCGCGCTTTGGGCCGAACCTGCCGTTCAATGTGTTCTGCGATGAACCCAAGCAGCGTGAACAAGTGAAATTTGTGGCGGTGGCGTGATGGCGCCGCTTATTGGGCTTCACAGCCCCGCGCCTGGTTCCGGGAAATCCACTCTGGCTGCTGCCATGGCTGGCCATGGCTGGCGAGTGGTGAAATTCGCGGCGCCGCTAAAGGCCATGGTGGCAGCGCTGCTGATTGAAGCGGGCGAATCGGCTGATGTGGTTGAACGCGCGATTGAGGGCGACCTTAAAGCCCAGCCGATGGAAGCGCTGGCGGGGCGGACCCCGCGCTACACCATGCAAACACTCGGCACGGAATGGGGCCGGGGTGCGATGGCTTGCGATATTTGGGTGCGGCTTGCCATCATGCGCGCGAATCGGCTGCGCGCTGAAGGCGTGGCGGTGATTGTGGATGACATGCGGTTCGAAAATGAAGCGCGGGCCATCCAGGAAGCGGGCGGCAAGCTGGTGCGGATTACCCGGCCCGATGCTGCGCGCCTTGCCGGTCATGCCAGCGAAGGCGCGCTGGATGACTTCCGCTTTGATCTGGAAGTGGCGAATACGCAGGCTTCTGGCCTGGCCTTTGGCTTGAATTGGGCCAGCCCGGTTTCCGCCTTTGGGTGGCGCTGAACCTTCACGTTTTAACGCAAAGCATGAAAGTGGGGGTCACATGGCTGCAAGCACAAAGCCGCCTGTGCCGGCGCGCATTGACCTGGCCGCGCATGCGGTGGCGGCGCTGGAAGATGTGCTGGCCGATAAGCCCGTCAGCATCATGATCACGGCAGAATACGCCGATCGCGTTCGGGTGGTTTCCGTACCGATTGAAAGCCCGGCGCTGATGCGCGGCTTGTGCATGACGGTGGAGAGAATGCTTTGGCCTGAAACCGATGAGGGGGAAGAATCATGAAAGCTTTGTCCTATTTGCGGGATCGGCTGGCGGAGCCCGGTACCATGCGCAGCCTGATTTGGGTGTGCCTTTCCACGGCAGGGCTTGATCGCGGGGATACCGCTGTCACGCATTACGCGCTTGTGGCGGGCGTCATGCTTGGCCTTGTTTCCGCGTTTCTGCCGGAACGGAAAGCGTGATCTGGTTCGCAGCGTTCATCCGCTCGCCCCTTGGCCGCTTCGCGGTGCTGGCGGGTGTGGTTGCGCTGCTGATCGGCTGGGCCAGCCTGGAACGCATGGGGCGCCATGCCGCATCCGCGCGGGCCGCAATGGCCGAGGCTGAGGTAGCGGCGCGCGACCAGGCTATTGCCGCGCTTGAACAGGCCGCTGCGGAAAGCGCCGCGCGCCGGGCGAAAATGGAACCCATCAGAAGGGCGGTGGCAAATGCGCCAGCTTCGAATTCCTGCGCTACTAGCGGCCCTGTTCGGGCTGCCCTTGATGGGCTGCGCGCAGCCCAAGGTGGTGGTGCCCGCCAGCCTGCTTCAGTGCAAGGCGCAGCCCGGCCTTGATGACGTGATGGATGATCACGCCGTTGCGCGCTGGATGCTGGACACGGTTGAGGCCGGCGAAGACTGCCGCGCGAAGCTGCGCCTGGTGCGCGGGCTGGTGCAGTCATGAATTGGTTCAAGCGCATATTTGCGCCAGCGCCGGAGGTGAAAATGTCTGTTCCTGATCCTGCCATCACCGCCAAACAGCTTGACGCGATTTTCCCTGGTCGGGGCGATTGGGCGGTGTGGCTGGATGCGGCAACGCAGCGCTACGCCATCACCACGCCGCGCCGCGTGGCTCATTTTTTGGCGCAAGTCGGGCATGAAAGTAACGGCCTGACCGTCACGGAAGAAGACCTGTTCTATCGCACCGCTGGCCGCATTCAGGCGGTATGGCCACGCCGATTCGCGACTGAGGCTGAGGCTGCGCGCTATGTGCGCGACCCGGAAGCGCTGGCGAATCTGGTGTATGGCGGGCGCCGCGACCTGGGCAATGTGAAGCCAGGTGACGGATACGCTTTTCGCGGGCGCGGCCTGATCCAAACCACGGGGCGGCGCAATTTCACGCGGCTGGCTGAGGTGTTCGGCTTTGATACGCCAGAAGCCGCCGCGGCCTGGGCTGCCACGCGCGAAGGTGCGGCGATGTCTGCCGCGCTGTTTTGGGCGGATAACCGGCTGAATGATTTAGCGGATCAGGGTGCTGGGGAAATGGTGGAAAGCATTACGCTGCGGGTGAATGGCGGGCGGAATGGGTTGGCGGATCGGCGGGCGATTTACGCACGCGCGGCGGCGGTGCTGGGGGCTTAATCCGCACTTTCGCGGGCGTCAGCGGCGGCTGGTGTATTCAAAGCTGCGGTGTCGGGGCGCGATACGGCCAGCCTTTGTCCCGCCAGGCGCAGCAGCGCCACCACCGGCCCAGGGACGGCGCGCGTCCCGTCGCACCAGCGGCGGACGGTGCGGGCATCCACCATCGCAAAGCGCGCGAAGCCGGCTTGGGATAAGCCCAGATCGGCAAGAACGGCGCGGAATTGATCAGGGGTCATGATTTCATAAGCCTTACACATTCCTCGCAGACGCATGGCGTTACCATTTTCATCGTATTGCGGATGTCGGCTTTAGTGTCCTCGCCAAAACAATGCTGGCCCTCGTATTGGTAGCCCGGCTTGAGATAAACAAACAACTCAGGCGGTTGGCCTGTGATTTCATCAATTCGACGATCTATGCTGCGCTTTGTCATGGCGCGGCCCATCATGCGCGCCTCCGCACCAAAACCGCGTATTTGGTGTCACGCCACTCGCGATAGATTTCAGGCTCGCCAACGTGCATAAACGAAAACCCCCGCTCAACATAAACCCGCCCATTCTTAGCCACTTTCAGAACATAAGCCTTAAATGCAATGTTTTCGCCAGGGTAAAATTCAATCAGATCGTTTTTTTGAAAAGCGCTCATCTGTCTATCTTTCGTGCCAGCCGGGCTTGATTGCCCTTGCTGATGGCCCCTTGTAGGGCCATTGGCCCTATCATGTCAAGATGAAAAATGTGGTTTTGGGGGCTTGGCCGGAAGCGTAACCATTTTCCTGATGTCGGGGAAATGGTTGGGCAATGGCGAGAAATAGACACGCGGCATGATTGGGTGGCGCTTAACGTATTGATAGAATAGCACAATTTAGGATAGGCCGCGCCCTTGGTAAGGGAGAGGTCGAGAGTTCAATCCTCTCCAACAGCACCATGATTTCAATGGCTTAGCGCCGCTATTTTTGCGGCCAACAGGAACAGAATGGCACTAAAAGGCATGAACAAGAACGGAACAGTGGCAAGTTTCTGACAAATGCCGAGCGGTGCGAATCATGCCGCAGCGCGTTTATTGGGCTTGGTCAGCCCCAAGAATTTCCGAATTTCCGGCGCCATCGTGGCCGGCACCAGCTTTGTGTAGCGCTCGGTCTGGCTTACGGTTGACCAATCCCCATCCGATTTCAGCCGCATCAGATCCCGGTGCATCGCGTAGTGCCAGCTTGCCCAGGTGTGCCGCAGGGTGTGAGGGCTGGCATCAGCTATGCCGGCGCGCTTGCGGGCACCGCGCCAGGCGCTGGCGATCTGCCCGCCATACAGCCCGCCCGTGTCAGCATAGGCCAGCGGCTGCTTGCCGCGCTTCTTGGCCGGCGGGCGGAACACATGGCCTTCCCGGTGCGGCAGATTGGCCAGGGCTGCCACGGTGCGCGGCGGCAGGCTTGCCACGCGGTCTCGGCCCTGTTTGGTGTCGCGTAGCAGCGCGCGGCCATGTGTCAGGTCCACGTCGGCCCATTGCAGCGCCAGCGCCTCGCTCATGCGCGCGCCGGTGCCCAGCAAAAACAGGATCAGCGGCGCCAAATGTGGTGCGGCGGCGGCGGTGAGGGCATCGGCCTCGGTCGGGGTGAGCCATCGGGTGCGCTTGATGCCGCTGGCGCCCTTGGGCGCTTCAAAGTTTGGCATATCGCACCACTGGCGCCGGGCGGCATGGGCCAGCACGGCGCGGATCGGCGTGATCACTTCCCGCAGCTTCGTGGCAGGTTGAGCGCCCGGGCGGCACCGGGCCTGGATCACGCGGTCAATGGTGGCTTGGGTGATGTCTGAAAGGCGCTTGCCGGTCAGGTTATCCAACAGGCGCAGCAGCCGGGCGTTTTCGGCGGCGCTACGCTGCGCTGCGTCCAAATAGGAATTGACGGCCTGGTCCCAGGTGACTACCGCCCGCGCGCCGAAAACGGCACCACGGTACAGGCTGGCTTCGAGTTCGGCCCTTGCTTCTTCCGCGAGCCTGCGGTCAGGCGTCCGCGCAGATTGCCGGATGCGCCGCCCGGCAACTGTCCCGGTGATTTGCCAAGCACCGGTGGCGCCGTGGCGGAAGAGCGTGAGGGGCATTGAAACGCGGCCTTCAGTTGCAGGATTGTGGCTGTGTCATACCGCACCGCCCGGCCAAGCCTTGGTGGTTGGATTGAGTGTTGTTTTTCCAAATCCTGCAAGTGCCGGGCGCTGATCTGGAAAAGGTCGGCAACCTGGGGGCGGGTGAGAAGGCGGTCAGTCATGGCTTCAACTTCCCGCCCAGCCTTTGCGTGATGCGCGCGACTTCCTCGCGGGATCGCCGCGTCAGGGTGCCGTCGCCGATCTGAATGGCGCGCGGTCTGCTGCTGGCGGCGCTGTCGTTCACTAAACCCCACAATTCAGGGCAACCGCCAAAGGGATCAACCCAGGGCGCGGGTTCATACATCGGGTGCATGGTCAGTGAGATGCATGTGGGGGTGTCAGTCATGGACAATCCCTTTCTCTGCCGCATCGGCGCGGTTTGCCGCCCTGAAAACCGCCTCAAGTTGCTTTGATTGATTCAAGGTTAGGACAGATGTTGAATGAAGCAGAACACCGGGCGCTTCACGGCAGCACACAAGCTGCACGGTGTCAGGGAACCGGATCACTTTGATAAGAAGCCCGTCAGCATTGATTTCCCATTTTCTTTCCATCACGCCGCTTCCTTCTGTTGTTCGCGATGTATCGCTTGCAGGCGGAAGGCTTCGCGGAGGGGGATTTTGAGTGATCCGCTTACTGTCGCGGCGCTTTCGCGGCGGTTGAACATCTTCATCGCTTGCGCTTCGATGCGCGCGAGTTTTTCCAGAATGATCGCATCCTGTTCCTCAGCCGTCAGGGGGCGCGGTTCGGGTTCGGGTGTGCTGGTGGCCAGGGTGGGGCGCGGCCTGGCTGCGCGGGATGCGCGTGGTGCGGGTGGGGTGCGCACCAGCCCCGCACTTTTGATGCCCAGCCGCACCGCCGCGCTGCGCACGGTTTTCAGGCTGCCGATGGCCGGGCCGGGCATGTATTGCAGCGCGACAAGCAATTCCGCCGGCGGGATGCGGCCGTAGTTTTCGCGCAGGAAGGATACCCGCAATTCTGTCCAAGTGCCTTGGTTGGGGCCGGATCGGCGCGGGCGTTCGGCCAGATAGCCAAGTTCCTGAGCGCGGTCCCGCATGGCGCGCCGGTTGCGCACTGCCGGGCCAGGCAGGGCGTTCAGCCTTTCCAGCAAATCATCATCCGGGATCAGGTTGATCAAGTTGTGCAGTAGGTCCCGGCGTTCATTTGTCCAGGTCTTTGGTCTGAGGGTTTGTCTTTTGGCGCGCATCCAGCCTTCGGGGCGTTTGAGCTCAAGCGCGCGGGCCTTGTCCATCACCGCAAGCGGGCTGAAAACAGGGTATGCGCAGGGCATGGTGTTCAACCGCGCCATAATAGCGCTGGCATCAACGCCCGCTTCCCAATCTTCTTTCAGCGCCGCGCAGCGTTCGGGCGTGAAGACGATGCGGCCATTGCCGGGGTGCGTCATGCGGCGCCCCCGTGGTGGATTGGGATGTGCCGCGCGCGGCGGAGTGGCACCACATTCGCCGGCATGTCGGCCAGCGCGACCGGCTGCTGGCGCCAATGTGCCGGGATGGGGGATGCCTCCATCGCGGCAACGCGGGCCACATGGGCTTCCAAAGCCTGAATGGCCATTGATGCGCGGCGCAGGTGTAGCAGGGCTGCCATGCGGTCTGGCGCGTGTTCGGCGGAGGAAAGCGCGTCATATGCCACGGTGATGGCGGCGGTGAGGTCTGTGCTGATCATGCCAGCACCGCCGCGAAGATCAGCGCCAATACGCCCAAGCCCTTCACCAGGTAGTAGGCCATCCACAGGAAGCCGATGGCGAGTAGCGGGCTGGCCAGCACAAGGGCGGTCAGCTTCATGCCGACGAAGCTTTTGCGCGGCAGGCGCTGGCCTTCGATGGCCGGCCAATCATAGCAGCCGCGATGCGGCGCTTGGTTGGGGTGGTGTGTCATGCTGCTGCCTCCCTGCTGGTCGCCAGGGCCAGTTGGCGGACGCCGTTGATGGCCTCAATTTCCGCAGCGCAGAGAACCGAATAATGATATGCTCGCTGCTGTTCTGATAATTTCTGGAATTCGGTTATCAAATAGTGGCCATTCGTTGCTTTCAGGTCGAATTGCTTGTCAGTTTCTTTGTCGTATCCGCGTAAGGTCCGCACATCCCAAAGATATTCCTGAAATTCGTGCGTGTCGCCCTTCCATTCTGTGTAAGGAATGTCTTTTGTCGCGTACCAATAAGTCGAAAAGTAATTGCCCCAAAACGTAGGCTTGCTTGGGCCGGGGCGGTACAGGAACACATGCTTGCGGTGCATGGCGCGCTGCTGCGCTTTGGTGGGCTGTTGGGGCATGTCAGGCTTCCTTTCTTTGGGCTTCGATAATCGGGGCGGCTTCGCGCAAAAGCGCGGCCATCAGACGATAGGCGGCTGCGTCCTTGTCTCCGCGCAGGATGTTTTCGGCTTCGCGGGCGGCTTCATCGGCGCCATCGGCGACAAGCAGCAGGGCATCCGCGCTGGTGGCGGTGCGCAGCGTCAGGCTTGCCCAGGCGCAAAGCGGC